CCGGCAGACACTTCGCCTCACCGTTGACCGTGCCGCGGACTTGCCCCTGGGGACAACGCTCATCGACAGTTTCCGGAGTCTGTTGAGTGTTCGTGCTATTCGTGCACTTGCCCGCGTCCCCGGACGTGACCGTTTGCGACGGCAGCCAAACTTCCAGGACCCATTTCGTGGGATCAGTCGGGCTCTCGTAGGCGACGCTAATGGACGAGCCCTGAGAGGTCGTCATTGTGCAATTGGCATAGCACGTCGTGCTAGGCGACGAAGTTCCCTTAGCAAACGTGACTTCGATCCAACCGCCAAGACTAAACGAGGCCGGAAGTTGAGCAGCGGACGGACAAGTGCACGACCCCGACCCGTTGTCGACTTGCATCCCCGGACAACTCACAGGCGTAAAGCAAGCCGTACCGCTATCCGACTGGCCTGATGGACAAACGCAGGTGGTGCCGGACAACGTGCCACCGTTCGGGCAAGTGTATTGCGCCCCGGTGCGATTGCAGACGCCGCCACCCAGGGTATAGCCGGAGGGACATGAAATGACAGGCGACAGATTCAGACACCCGGTCGACGAGGCCCACGACGCCCCGCCGTTGCTGCTGTACTCACAACTGCAAGTACCGTTACCTGGCGCGGTCCAATTGCGAAAGATATACGAAGTGTTGCGCGTATCCTCCAACGGACCGCCACACGAACACGCGGACGCCTGGGTGCCCGTCCCGCAAGTTTGCACAATGCCGCCAACGACCGGCTGATAAACCGTCGTCGTCGCCAATGTGGCGGGATTATCCGTGGCCGGATAGGCGTAAGCGGACGGCGCCAGGATCACCGCCGCGATCAAAACGCCAACGACGAACCACAGCGTTCGCCTCAGGGAGCTAGCAAAATCCACGCAGCACCCAGCAAACCGACAATCAGCCAGAGACCCATATCACCTCGAGAGAGAAAAAGGGGAGCCGTCTAGGCCTCCCCCTGGGTACTACATCGCGCGGCGAACCCACTTGAACGCCTTGATGCCGACCAGCAGGAGCAGCACGGCTGCACCGATGGCGGCCACGCTCGTGGCTTGCGCGCCGATGTCAGTCACGACACCGGTCACGTCAACCGCCGCAGCGTTGGCGAACAGAGGGAACGACAGCGCACCAACGGCAAGAGTCTTGCGCATGGCTACTGGCTCCGAAGAAACCCAACCACATAACGGATGCCTGCCGCGAGACCCCACAGGCCAATGATGGCCCCCGAGATAGCAGCAGCACCCCCCAAGTCCAGGGCAAACGGGCTGGGTGTTATTTCCCCTGGATCAACCAACAAAAACGTGCAGGTAGTGAAGTCGGACGGCTGCGGAACAATGTCCACAACGAACCCGCTCGCATCGATCGTTACGCAGCGCACGCGAACCTCTCCGGCTGCCAGCGCATCAAACACGCCTCAGAAACGAGTTGGCTTTGCGGCAAGAACTCGGCCTGCCACTGCGTGAACTTCAATCTTCGGGCGGGCTCCCGCCCCTCCAAATGCTGTACGACGCGAGAAGCAGACCAGCCAAGAGTTCTACGGAGATACGCAACGACTCCGCCAACGTGTTGACGACCGACATGGACGGCCTTTTCTACCACGGCCGACGCCGTGCGCCGGATTGCATGGAGCGGAACCCCAACCGAACCAATCCACTCGCGAAGGATCGGATAAGCGCCCGCAAGAAATTCATCAGCAGCGATGAGAGCATGATAGGGAATCTCGAAGCATCGATTCTTGAACTCGACCTCGACGCGAACCCACGGACTTGTCGGCTGACCTAGCTGGCGACCTTTCTCGTAGATCCGGCAGAGCTTCGAGGATTGACGACTGCCCACATACAACGTACGGCCCGCCCCGGAACCGAGATCGTCCACCAACCGGGCGGAAGGCGGTTTCCCGCCAGAAGCAAACGCACCCTCGCGAAAGGCCGCGAGCGCATCGTCTACGCTCACCTCCCCGCTCGGATAGTCCGCCGCCAGGTCGAGACGAGTGATGCGCGCGTTTACGACCTCAAGCAAGCGAACGACTTCGATCCAGTCCGCGACCCTCGAACAGCCGTCCCCCGTCAGAGAGACGAAGAACCGCCCCCCGGTATGAGGGCCGCCCCATGCAAGACGACCAATCGCGTCGCCGTGAGGCGAGACAATATCCGCCGACGATTCAAACCCCAACATTCCCGAGCGCCGGTCGACTGCCGTGCATTCCCCGCCGATGGCTGCGGAAACATGCACCAAGACCAACGGACGCCAATCCTCACAGACCGGAGCGGTGAACTGTAACCAATCCGGGCGGCAGGACTTTAGCCCCGTGTTACTAGACGGGGCAAGGTCGCGCGCGAGGCGCGCGCCCTCTTTCACGACTGCCCCACGGACGGGAAGGCCTGGACGGCGGGTTCGTGCTGCGCCAAATCCCACCAGGCGGTTCCCTCATGCTGGACAACGAGAAGCGCTTGGGTAAATTCGTAGTGCTGGACATGCTCGACGGCGCGGCGCAGAACGCGCACGGCCTCATCGCGAAGCTCGACTGCGTGCAAGGTACGCGCGGTCACTTGGCGCCCCCGACCGGCGCCAGCTTCGGAGAGAAGGCGAGCGTCCCATCCTTGGGATAGAACGAGGCGGGGTCGAGGGCATAGGCGCCGGGCTTGTACGGCGGTTGATCCCGCGGCGGCTGAATCGAGATGGCACCGACGGTACCGTTCGGAAACGTAACCACCGCGGCTTGTTTGACGATCTTATACGGCTTGCCGGTTTTCGACGAAACCCCTTCGATCACTTCGGGATTACCGGGCAAAATCTGGACTTGAATCATGGCCCTCTCTCCTATCGCGCGTGATTGCGCGTAAAAATACTAACGGCAGCAGCTTCGAGAAATCAAGCGCCGTTCATCGGCCGAGGCTCTGCCAATCGGCTCGGCGGGCTCGAACCGCCTCGGCCCTCCGGGCTGCCCTCCATTGGCATCGGGGAGCGCTGTCGCCCTTCGGTGCGCTGTTGGCTTGCATTAGAGGGGTCTCGCCAGAACTGGAAGAATCCACGTTCCGCAATTGACTTGCAATCGGGCACCGGAACATCTAACGGCGTGCCTTGATCGGTATAACAAGTGCAACGCTGAGCACTATCGACGCAACCGACAGGAAACGGCACGGCTTTCGGTTCCGCCAAGGCATCATAAATCGGCGCACTGTACGCATACCCTGGGACTCGCGGCTGTTGATCCGCGATCCACTGCAACCGATCCTTGGGCCCTCGCTTCGTGGGCATACTAGAAGCGGACGATTCAACACCGGCACCCTTCACAACCCGATCCTTGTCCCCGAATGACGACATGGACGAAACAGCAAACCATCCGAGGCCCGCGACTAGGAACGGAACGACCAGGACAAGCACCAAGCGCTTCGGGACTCGCGTTCTAATCGAGTGCACCTCTGCTGACTTGTACCACCCATAAACGTGCTTCGGATGCGCCAGTGTCGTCTTGATCGAGTCGGTACGGCCAAGGTCTGGATCGGGCTTGCATTCTTCCCATTCGTGACAGGAAACGAGCTTCGAGCCGAACACACGGACGTAGTGCCGATGCTTTCCCACGAGCCGCCGCAAATTACTATCAACCAGCTTAGGGTGCTGCGTGATGATGACCAGGCGAATCCCTTGATGCCGGATCGTCTCAAGTTTCTCGACATGCTCCGGAACGGACGACCCAGTGTGACGAGGCCTGAAAACCCTCTGCGCCTCATCGATAACCAGGATCGAATTTTGCGGGAGCGTATGCCACGCGGTAGCGTCAACGAGCTCGACCCAACCAGGTACGCGCAGATCCGGGATGCCGTTGAAATAGACGGTAACCCCTTCGTCTCGGCCGATCTTTTCGACCAGCGCGAGCGTATTCAGCGTTTTACCGGCACCAGGCAGGCCGGTATGCAACGTGATCGGCGCAAGACTCACGCAGGAGCCTTATGGACGAACTTCGTGATTGCCGAGCCAATACCGCGCATTGCAATGTTGCCAAGCAGCGCGGAGAAAATGATATTCACGGCTAGGTCAACCTTCGTCAGATAGAGAACGGTAAGCACCGTCGCCGGAAGGCCGCTGAAGTTCGAGAAGGCAGACGTTTTCAGAGCCGTCAGCGCCGCATCGACACCCGCAAACGTAACCACCCCGATGCCGAGCGCAACCAGGACGCGCCCCGCGACCGACATGAGCGCCGGACCGAGCGCTCCGATGATCCAGGCGACAAAGGCGGGCATTAGGCGACAGCTCCCGAGTGGAAGATACGGGCAGCAATGATGAGTGCCACAGCCGTAAGAATCGTGCCGAGATAACCTAGAACCGTGTTCAGAGTCGAGAACGGAATCGTGACGGACGTGCCTGCGACGGTATAGGAAACGTCCGCCAGCGACGCAGCGCCAAGGCTCCGCGTAGTCTGATCTATGGTCGGAAGCGTGCCAGTACCGATAAGGTTCGGATTACCCGCTGCCGTGAGCCCCTCGCCCTTACTGTTGGCCCCAAACCAGGTGATGGCCTCAGCTTGGCTCGCACCTACACCCGCCGACGTAAGCAACTCACAATTCCGCTTATGCTGCTCAAGCGCCATAGCGCACATGACAGCATCCCCCTTGCATGAGAACGCGCCGCAAGTTCCAGAGAACGAGCCCTTCGCACATATCGGAGAATCCTTGTTCTTTTCGCAGAACTCGCCCATTTCAGTGCCGTCCCCGGGCTTAGTCTCTGACTTAGTGTCAGTCGTCGTCCCGGTCACATTGCCCGCCGCATCCTTGTTCACGATAGTCGTGTTAGTGACAGTCGTCGTCGTGCAAGCACCGGCGGCATTGCAGACCGTCGTCTCGTTCGTCGTGACCGAAGTCTCCACTTTCGTGCCGTCCGGGTTCGTTTTCGTTTGCGAGTTAGTCTCGCTTCCGGTCGTTTGCGTATTCCCCGGCAGACACTTCGCCTCACCGTTGACCGTGCCGCGGACTTGCCCCTGGGGACAACGCTCATCGACAGTTTCCGGAGTCTGTTGAGTGTTCGTGCTATTCGTGCACTTGCCCGCGTCCCC